AACCATGTATAAGTTGGGCTACAAAAACAACAACTGTATTGGTTGTGTTAAAGGTGGTGCAGGGTACTGGAATAAGATCAGAGTGGACTTTCCCGAACACTTCGATAGGATGGCAAAGGTTGAAAGGGAGGTAGGCAACTCTTGTTTAAGAGGGGTCTTCTTAGATGAGCTTGACCCTCAAAAGGGACACAAACAAAAAATAGTTATGCCTGACTGTGGTAACTTCTGTGACATAGAGTTTGAGGAGTTAGATCATCCGCAGCTAGACATGATGCTAGAGACACCAGAATTAATGAGAGGAATATAATGAGAATATTTGATATAGAAACAGATGGCTTCAATAGCACAAAGATCCACGTAGTATCTTGGTCAGATGACTTAGGTAAGACAGTAAACTCAACACACGACTACGATGAGATGCGTGAGGTATTTAAGGTTGATACACTCGTAGGGCATAGCATTGTCAGGTTTGACATCCCCGCAGTGGAAAAAGTGTTAGGTATAAAAGTTAAGGCTCGTCTCATAGATACCCTAGCTGTAGCTTGGTATGTAGATCATGAACGTGGTAAGCATGGCTTAGAAGGCTACGGAGAAGACTACGGAATACCTAAACCTAAGATTACGGATTGGCAAAGTCTGACACCTCAACAATATGCTCACCGTTGTGAGGAGGACGTTAAGATCAACTCTAAGTTATGGGTAGCTTTAGACAAGAAGCTTAACAAGCTATATGACAACAAAGAGGATAAAAACCGCCTTATAGACTACCTAACCTTCAAGATGGAGTGTGCAGCAGAGCAAGAAGCCCTACAGTGGAAATTAGATGTAACTAAGGCTCGTACACACCTAGAGGTATGGGAGACACTTAAGGCTGAGAAGATCGAGCAGTTAGCTAATGCTATGCCAGAGGTTAAGAAATATAAGATGGCAAACAAACCCGCACAGATGGAGAAGAAGAATGGGGAGTTGTCTGTAGCCGGTGAGAACTGGGTGACTCTTTGTAGACAATATAAAGTTCCAGTGACTACAACAAAGATGCAAGTGCTGCATAAGGTTGAGAGAGCTAACCCCAATTCTCCTGACCAAGTTAAGTCTTGGTTGTATAGCTTAGGTTGGGAACCAGCTACCCATAAGTACGTTAAGGACAAGGATGGCAAGAATGAAAGAAGTATTCCGCAAATCCGCAAGGATGCAGAATTATGCCCCTCAGTCTTACGACTGGCCCCTAAGGATGAAGCTATACACCTTCTTGATGGGCTTTCTGTTCTCAGCCATCGTATTTCTGTTCTTAAAGGCATGGTTGATGCAGAGCGTGATGGATACGTGCAAGCAACAATCGCAGGATTTACCAATACAATGCGTTTCCGTCATGCAAGACCCTTAGTCAACCTCCCCTCAGTGGAAAAGCCCTATGGTTCTGAGATACGTGGGTGTCTGACTGCACCTGATGGTTACACATTATGTGGGGCTGACATGACTAGCTTAGAGGATACAACCAAGCGTCACTACATGAAACCCTTAGACCCTGATTATGTAGCTGAGATGAGTAAAGAGGGCTTTGACCCACACTTAGACTTAGCTAAACATGCGGGTGTTATCACACAAGATGACATCGACAAACATAACTCAGGAGAACGTAGCTTGAAGTCACTGCGTAAGAACTACAAGGTAGTGAACTACAGTGCTACATATGGCGTAGGAGCGCCTAAGCTGGCCCGTGAGACAGGTATGAGTGTCAAAGAGGCTAAGACCCTTCTGGAAGCATTCTGGTCACGTAACTGGTCAGTAACTAAGGTAGCTGATAGCTTACGCACTAGAGAGTTATTTGGCAGCATGTGGGTACAGAATCCAGTATCTAAGTTCTGGTACAGCCTACGGAGTGAGAAAGACCGCTTCAGTACCTTGAACCAGAGTACAGGTGTTTACTGCTTTGACAACTGGGTTAAGGGGTGTCGTGAGAAAGGTATCAAGACTGTTGGTCAGTTCCACGACGAAATTATAGCATTAGTAAAGAAAGGTGATGAAATGGAGACAAAAATAAATATGGAGTACTCTATACAAGATTTAAACAAACAACTGAATCTAAACATAGACTTAGGGATTGAAGCTCAATTCGGGAGTACATATGCCGATATACATTAGTGAAAATATTTATACTTCCGTGTTGACTTTTACCGTTTTGTATCCCTATATATAATTACCAGCCTTAATGAAAGGAACTCGATATGGGTAAGAAAGTTTATGTAGATTGTGAGTTAGAGTGGACAAAGTTACGTCCAGAAGACCGTGATATGGGTCCAAATGATGGGTCAGATATGGCTAAGAACTTTGATGCTAAGAAGGGCATCTATGTTGTAAACTGTATTATTGACGAAGACACTAAATCTAAGATGGTTGCCGATGGTATCCCAAACAAAGGGTTACAGGCTCAACTCTTCAAGACTAACAAAGAGGGTAAGCAATTCTATAAAGCTACTCGACCTCACTTTAACCCTAAGTTCAAGAACCAAGACACGGGTGAACAAGGTGTTGAAATGGGACCACCAGTTATGCTCAAGATGGTAGAAGGAGAGTACCTACCTTGGGATTGGGGGGAAGATGGTCTTATCGGTAATGGTACTAAAGCTACTGTTAAGTTTGATGTGTGGGACGGTAAGATTACTACGCTAGAGAAGGTTTGTGTTACTGAGCATGTAGCCTACGAAGCAAGTGAAGAGGCGGTATTCTGATATGAAGATTACAATCACCTTTGAGAATGATAGTGAAGAAGATGGGTTTGACGGTAAGACAAGTATTGAACGGTATGGTATAGACGATCTTTATACACTTGCTCATGTGTATGCAGAGGCCACTAGGTCAGCAGGGTTTACATATGTTGAAGCTGTAGCGTTTGAGAAGGATGATGGTAAGATGGTGTTTGGAGACTTCTGATGAGTAAGCGTAAGGTTCTGATCGACGGTGACATTGTGGCCTATCGGTCAGCCTTTGCTACTCAGGATTTGTTTCCAAAGGATGCAGAAGAGAAAGCTGAGATCCTTCTTGACTACATCTTAGAAGAAACACTGGAGTTCCCTACCCCAGATCAATATGAGATCTACCTTACAGGGTCAGGGAACTTCCGACATCAGATAGCTAAGTCATATGAATATAAAGGTAACCGTAAGTCAGCAGAAAAACCTATACACCTGTATCACATCCGACAATACATGGTAGATAAGTTTGATGCTATAGTAAGTGAAGGAGAAGAAGCTGATGACCTTATAGCAATAGAAGCAACCAGACTTGGACCTGATACTGTCGTTGCCTCAATAGACAAAGATATGTTGCAGATACCTTGTCACCACTTTAACTTTGGTAAGAACGAGTGGAAAACAGTAGATGAATGGTCAGGACTACAGTTCTTCTACAACCAGATCTTAACAGGCGATAGGGCAGACAACATAGTTGGTTTATATCGTGTAGGCCCAGTTAAAGCTACAAAGATATTAAGTGAGGCTAAGACTGAAAAGGACTTGTGGGAAGCCTGTGTTAAAGCCTATGATGGTGATGTAGATAGGGTAATAGAGAATGCTAGGCTACTATGGCTTAGACGTAAAGAGGGCGAGATATGGCAACCACCAGTGAACGTAGAAGACACGCAATAAAGAATGGCTACAGATCTGGTTTAGAAGATGACATAGCTAAAGATCTTAAGGACAGAGGTGTAGAGTTTGAATATGAGAAGCTAAAGGTACAATGGCAACTTCTTGAGAATAAGACTTACACTCCTGACTTTAAACTGCCTAACGGTATCATCATAGAATCTAAAGGTAGGTTTGTTCAAGCTGATCGTAAGAAGCATTTAATCATACAAGATCAGCATCCTTTTCTTGACATAAGGTTTGTCTTTTCTAATTCTAAGGCTAAGTTATACAAAGGTGCAAAGAGTACATATGGGGATTGGTGCAATAAGCATGGGTTCTTGTACGCAGATAAAAGGATACCCGAAGAGTGGCTAGTACAATCCTGATTAAGGTGCATCGTGTTCTTGATGGCCCCTACGAAGACGAAGACGGTAATTACTGGTTAAACTGTAGAGTGGAAGATCCCCAAGAAAGAAACCCAAGTAAAGTTATGTTTGATGAAGAGATCCCGTTTGTCTCCTTTGATGCAGCCTATGAGTTTCAGAAACACTTCTACAGATCAATCGAACCCATACTAAT